CGCAAATTGCCACCAAATCAAAATTCGCAAAGGCCATGTCCATAGGCAGAAAAATTTTTTGGCCTCAAATCATTCTCGCAAATTGCCGCCAAATCAAAATTCGCAAAGGCCATCATTCAGGCATTCTCGCAAAAAGGCCGTAAACAAGAGAAACAAGAGAAACAATTGATTGTTTCTTGATAAGTGATTGATTTTCAATGAGTTAGATATATTATAAACAAATAAACAATAAAATTACTTGTAATATAGAATTTATAATTATTATACTTATAAACCAAAATATAATAAATACATATTACATATTCCATAAAAAGTAAGTGAGTATTCGTTGTTTCGTTTATCTCGCAATGCGAGAATGTCTAACTAATTGATTTTCAATGCCTTTTTGAGAAACAAAAAACTTTGCATTGTTTCTTGAAAAATTTTTCCTATAAATTTTCTGTGCGAGAATTTATATATATAGAATTATTTATGTATTTTTGGCACTGTAAATATAAATCACAATAGAATTCTAATATGATAAACATTGATGGCATACAGGTAGATATTACTACAAGCATAGATAGCCTGTCAAATGAATGGGCAGTCTTTATTGTAGAATTTGAATTCGATAACAGGCTGATAGTTTGTCATACATTTAATCAATCAGTATATAGAGGAATAAAGAATTTAATCAGCCAAATTCTAAGTGTAAATGCTAAAAGCATAGAATTAAGGCAAGCTCTGCTGAATAGTAAATATATAACAGTTAATATAGAAAAATATAGACTCGCAGATGAGTCAGAAGTACTTGCCTGTAAATATGAATTGATAAAAGCAAATAGAACATATTTGCCTTATGGCTATAATACTCTCATAAAAGCAGGCAATGCTTTTGAACAAAATTATGCCAACATATTATTACAAGAACTTATGAATGAGGTAGATAAAAATGCTATGTACCCACACAATAGTATTTATAATATGTGTAGAAGAGGGCGACTTTCAAAGTCAGTATGCAGCTATGATAGAAATACTGGGTTATTTATAAATGAATATGCCTCCATAAAAGATGCGGCTGAAGAAACTGGGATTTGTGCAAGTAATATATCCATGTGTTGCAATGGCCATATAAAATCAGCAGGAGGATATATATGGTCTTATATCTATCAACCCATAATTGATATAAGCCAAAGTAAAGATAGGCACTTTAGAGAAGCACAGATACCATCAGAAGCTGAACTGATAGAAAGACAAAAAGAATTTATCGCAAAAAATCAAAATTGATATGAAAACAGATAAAATAGCACAGAAATTAGCAGATATATTGCCAGATAGACCAGTAGTTCCCGGAATGTCTAATCCAGACACATCTAAGCTTGTAGAACAAGAGGCCACGCGCATCAAATCAAAACAAGATGCAAAAGAATTGGCTCGTATTAAGTATCTTGAAAAGCAGAAACTTAAAAATCTTCAAGCTAAACAAGAAAAGCGTCAATCATTAGCAGAAGAGCTTGGTGTGGAAGAAATACCAGATGGCCAAACTGAGTTTCAAGCCAAACGCATCGTAGAGCAGCAAAAACGAGTTGAGGCTATTGAGGCACTTGAGGCTCAGACTGTAGAGCCGCTTAAAGCAACTGAGTTAGCAGAGCGCCATGACTCGGGCAGAGGTTCATATTCATCAGCTATACGCTCAGCACTTCAGTTACAAGGAGCATCAAGACCTGAAATAACAAAGCTTCTTACTAGCCTTAATATCAATTTAAGTGTTCAGCTTACAAAGCAAGACACGGCTAATTTATTGGCTTGTTTGTTAACATGTAACCACTCGCAGCTACAAGCCTTAATGACTAATAAAAAAGTGCCGGTTGTAATAAAAACTGTAATTAAGCGCCTTATTGAAGACGAAAAGCTAGGTAACATTGAAACTATAGAAAAATTATGGGATAGAATATTTGGCAAAGGACCTATGCAATTAAGTCTCCCAGAAGGACAGCAGCTGCAAACTGGAATAATACCAAATCAACCGGTGTCAAGAGAAGCTTATATTTTGATACGTGATACTTTAATTAAATAGTAGAGATATGGCAATGAAGTCACTTAAAGAAATGCAAGAAACAGCATTAGATGCCACGAAGCCCGGAACTGTAAATCCTGTAGAAATGTTACGTCTTGAGGCTCTTACGTCATTTGAAAAGTATACTAAACTAATGTTTAAATGTCAATATAAACGCTCATTTATAGTAGCAGAGCACCATAAGAAAATGTTCGAAGTATTACAAGATGTTGTAGATGGTAAAATTACCAGATTGATTATCAATATCGCTCCCAGGTACGGGAAATGCCACTGCTTGACAGACGAAGTATTTACTTATGAAGGGCTTAAACAAGTAAAGGATATAAAACCTGGAGATTTTGTATACTCGTTCAGAGATGGAAAAGTAGCTCTTAATAAAGTGTTAGCTACAGAACCTGCGTATAAAGATACATATACTATACGAATGAGGTCAGGTAGGTCAATAACAGCAAGTTATGACCACCCAGTTCTTACGCCATTCGGCTATACAGAACTTAAAGACCTTAAAATCGGTGATAGAATACAAACCTTGTGTGCAGAGATTGATACAGAATATGAAATAGATGATAATGAACTGCTTTTGGCTACTTTGCTTATATTTGAAGGCAAATGTGGAGACAGAAGTGTATCATTTGCTAATATGGACCAAAAAGTGGTTAATATCGCTAAAAAAGCAGTCGCACATTTTGGGTGTGAAGTAAAGCAGTATAAAGGAGCAAAATCATTTGAATATTGGATAACAGGTGGATATTCAGGTGGAGTTTGCCAAATGCTTGTAAAAAATGGTCTGTTTGGCCATAGAGCTTATGATAAGCGAATACCTAAAAACTGGTTCGGCTTATCTATGAGGCAAAAATACATGTTTATAGATATGATGATAGCTACAGATGGAGCTATAGATACTAGGTCAGGGCAGATTGTAATTGGTTTAGCTAATAAAGGCCTTATTCAAGATATACAGCACTTACTGTCTACAATGGGAGTAGCATCTACGTATACATATAGAGGCAATAAACATGCAGGAGTATGGGTTTTAGCTATACCAAGGCAATTTGCACAAAAGCTTTATCCGCATCTTACTTTTTATGGAAAAGCAGATACTGCAAAGGCTATATTTGCTAAGCCAGCTAAATCTAATATATATACATATCCGTACAACATTATAAGAAAGGAAAAGCTTACTTATAAAACTATGCATGGGCCGATTAGGTGCTCTTCTAATAAGAACATAGCAAGAGAGAAGTTTGAAAGGCTAGCAGCTTTATATCCGCAACTAAACAAATATTTATGTGATGATTTTTATTTAGATGAAGTCGTAGATATAGAATTTTCTGGTATGCAAGAGCTTAGGCATCTTGAAGTAGAAAATGACCATAACTTCATAGCCAATGGGCTCGTATCACACAATACAGAATTAGTTATAAAATCATTTATCTCATGGGCCTTCGCCTTGAACCCGAGGTGCAGATTTTTGCATTTGTCTTATTCAGATATACTTGTGAATGACAATTCAGATACTGTACGTAATATAATGAGTGAAGAATTATATAAAACACTCTTTCCTAATTCAGCTCTTGCATCCGAGAAAGGTTCGGCTAAGAGATGGAAAACTAAAGCAGGAGGAGAACTCTATGCAGTGTCAACACAAGGTCAGGTCACGGGCTTTGGTGCTGGAGCGGTGGATGAAGAAATAGATAAAATGGATGGAGGCAATGATATATTTGTTTTCGATGACCACACGAATGAAATGCTTAAAATGATAGATGCTAAAACCAATGTATTTCAAGGCGCAATTGTAATCGATGACCCCCTGAAAGCCGATGATGCAGCATCTGACCTTATACGAGAGCGCATAAATCAACGCTTCGAAAATACAATACGTAACCGTGTTAACTCGCGTAGAACGCCTATCATTATTATAATGCAAAGATTACATGAGCATGACCTCTGCGGCTATTTGCAAGAGATAGAACCAGATACATGGACTGTTTTATCACTTCCAGTTATACAAACAGACCCTGAGACAGGAGAAGAACATGCTCTTTGGCCAATGAAGCACAATCTTGAGGAGCTATATAAACTACGAGAGATTAACCCGGTAGTATTTGAGACGCAGTATATGCAAAATCCAATTCCTACTGAGGGTCTTATGTATCACGAGTTTAGAACATATCAAAATATAGAATTGCCATCAGGCTCTAAAGCTAATCAAAGATGGTGTTACGTTGATACAGCTGATACTGGCTCTGATTATTTATGTGCAATTTGCTTTATAAATACTCCAGAAATGCTATATGTAATTGATGTGCTATACACACAACTGCCCATGGAAAAAACTGAAGTAATGTTGGCTAAAATGCTCACAGAAAATAGTATAACAGAATGTCTGATAGAGTCCAATAATGGTGGTAGGCAGTTTGCTAGAAATGTAAAGCGTATTACAAGAGCTACTTTGCATAATTTCAAAACAGCCATAAATACTTTTACACAGACAAAAAATAAAGCTGCTCGTATTTTTTCAAATTCAGCTCTTGTTAACTCAGATGTAGCGTTTCCAGAAAATTGGGATAAAAAATGGCGTGAATTCTATAATGCTATTACAACTTATCGTAAAGATAATAAGCGAAGGGCTGCTCATGATGATGCACCAGATGCATTAACTGGAGTAGTAGAAATGCATAGTAGAAAAGCTGGAAGGAAGAAAATATCATTGAGAAATTGAGTTAAAATTCATATTCTCGCATTATTCTCGTAATTTCTGGGCTTCTAATTATATATTAATGATTAAATCATAAGTCTTGAATGAACATAATGCGAGAATATGAAATAAAAATACCTCTATAAAAAATGTTAAAAGCGGTACAACTTATAAAGAAATTTAGTATATTTGCACTGTGGAGAAGTCAATTCGAAGCAAAAATACAGGTAATTCGATGCAAGTTAAGGGTAGCTGCTCGGTAGTATTAATATTAAAAACATAAATAATATGGGATTAAACTGTGGATGCCCTGCCGGTGCTCATATCGCCGACCTTGAGATTGCTGAATGCAAGGAGAGTATGGGGCAAGTTCAAAAAGTTGCATTCCAGCGCATCTATAAGACAGCTGGAACGAAGAACTCTGTCACTGACCCGACTAAGAAAGCATCGTTTTCTACCTTGTTTTCTGCGACTGATGGTTCTAAGATGACAGTTTCTCCGTATATTCAAGGACCTACTTCTGAGCCTGGTGCAGCTCGTACATTCGGCGGTGGTAACCAGACACTTGGAGGTATTGAGATTACAATCGGCCGTGAGCCGACAACGTTCTCTGCCACTATCTATCAGGAAAGTCAGAAGACAATTGCACGGCTGAAACAGTACATGTGTGAAGAGATTGGCGTTTGGCTGATTGATGAAAATGGCAACATCGGCTGTTTGGTAGATGACCAGGATAAGCCTACAGCATACTTCCCAATTCCTATTGGTAAGTTCTTTGTTGGCGACAAGAAGCTTGGTGGTTTTGAAGAGCCGGACAGCAATACCATTGAATGGTCATTCTATCCTAACTGGAGCGATAACTTCTACATCATTAAGCGTGAAACGTTGGACTTCAATCCTCTTACAGATTGGGTTAATGCCGCTTCTGCTGGAGCTTAAAACTTTCAGTTATGAGAAAGAAAAAAGAACAAACAGTAACATTGGTTGTGCCTAAGTACAATATGAGGCAGGAGTTTGGCATTCAGCATGCCGAACGCCTGCTTGATATGGGCACAGCCATAAATGGTGGATGGGAATTACCTAAAGATAGCAATTATACTTACGACGAAGAAAATGGCCTTAGAATTAAATCAGATAAAGCAAATTCTGCAAAAGCCGACTAAACGTCAGACTATTCAGAAAGCTGTAAACATGCAGCGTCGTCTTAGATTTCATACTGAGACGAATGTTGCTGTATCTGATATTAACCAACCTACGACCATATTCCTTGATTGGGTAAGACAGTTGCTTCCGAAGGATAAATTCAACATATTCCTTCATCTGTTTAAATTTCCGTTGCCTACACCTGCTGTAGTTGAGGACGTCTATAGAGAACTCGAAAGGGTTTTCTATAGTCGTAACTCATCAAGCTCATACCAGTTTACAGACTCAGAGCTTGCAGAAGACTGGTCTCAGTATAAAAAGAATAACCTCAATGAGCCAGAGGTGTGGAAGACAACCGGATGGAAGAGAATGCAGGTATCGCCAAATAGTATTTTGGTAGTAGACCTTCCTCAAGTACAAACATCTTTGTGCCCAGAGCCGTATTTTTATTGGCTTGAGATTGATGCCGTAATTGATTACCAGACTTTTAGACTTGATGAAAATCAGTTTGAGTGGCTTATTTTCAAACAGCCGGAACATCGAATAGCTGTATTTGATGATACTTCTATAAGAGTATATCAGCTGAATGAGAAAAATGAAATTCAGTCACTTATTTCAGAGGCAAAGCACGATTTAGGATATTGCCCAGCTCGGTTCTTTTGGTCAACACAACTCAATGAGAAAAATAAAGACCTTAAGAAAAATCCAATTACAAAAGAGCTGTCAAATCTTGATTGGTATTTGTTCTTCTCTATTTCGAAGCAGCATTTAGACTTGTATGCACCTTATCCTATATATAGTGCGTATGAAGCTGATTGTAACTTTGAGAATAATGAAACCGGTGATTACTGTGATGGAGGCTTTCTACGTAATGCAAAAGGCGAGTATAAAATTCTCAATGATGGAACAGTTGAAAAGTGTCCTTGCTGTAGCGAAAAGCGTATAGCTGGTCCTGGTTCATTCTTAGAAGTTCCTATACCAAATCAATCTGAAGGTGTCGCAGATATGCGTAATCCTGTTCAGATAACTACTATCGATAAAGACTCACTTGATTATAATGTCAATGAGTGCGCAAGGCTTAAAAATGAAATTGTAATTTCTGTTGTTGGTTCAGGTGGTACTGTAAGTGAAAAAGAAGCTATCAATGAAACTCAGGTAACTGCTAACTTTGAAAGCAAAACCTCAGTTCTCAATGCCTTAAAGACCAACTTTGAATTGGCACAGAAATTTGTCGAAGATACTGTTTGCAAACTCAGGTATGGAGGTGCTTTCATATCATCTTCTGTAAACTGGGGTACAGAGTTTTACGTTTTCACAGTAACAGAACTATATTCTAAGTACAAACAAGCAAAGGAGAATGGTGCGTCTAACTCAGAACTAGATGCTATATCGCAACAAATTCTTGAAGTTGAGTATCGTAACAATCCTTTGGTACTTCAGAGAATGCTTATCTTAAAGCAATTGGAGCCATATCCACATAAAACGCTGGATGAAGTGTTAAAATTGTATGAAAAAGAGTTATTAAATGAAAATTTGGTAAAGCTTAAAATAAATTTTAGTACTTTAGTCGAAAAATTTGAACGTGAGAACATTAACATAATTGAGTTTGCTTCAAATAAGCCAATGAGAGAAAAAATAGATATTATAAACAAAAAACTTTTGGAATATGTTACAGAAATTGGAACTTCAGCAGCTACAGGCACTCAGTCTTGAGGATGTTAAGTCTTACAAGAAAAAGGCCATAGAACGCAAAGCAGAACTAGAAGCTGCTAAAGCTAAAGGCGGAAAAGCTTGGACAAGCGACTTACAAGAAGAGCTTGACGAGGTAGTTCTTTTCCTAGTAGATGTTGATGATGTTATCGAAGAAAAATCATCGGCCTCGAAAACACAGGCTAAGGGTGGTTATACTCCTAAGCCGGGTACTGAGAAGATGGTGCACTTGTCAATTGTGCGCGGTCGTAGGTTTAATCCAATGACTGGCAAAGAAGAGTCACCAGCATATACTCAAATGTTCACATTTGCAGAGTGGCAGCTTTTCAAGAAAATGTATAAAGGCCTTGGTTATACCATTATGGCAGCCTTGCACGACCCGTATGGAGATGCTGCAGAGTTAGTACAAAAGTAATTAACAATAAAAACAAAGCTATATGTTAACAATTGAGATGCTACGACAGAGTTCAGCTTTAACAGGCCTTACGGATGACCAGCTGAATGCGATTGCTGAGATGTCAAGAAATGATGAGAATACCATTATTGGCACTAAAATCGGTGCATTGCACGGTCAGTATGATGCTGATATTCTTGGCATTACAGGCATTAAAAAGAAAGATGGTGAAAAAAGTTACGACTATGCTAAGCGCGTACTTGGCGAGTACAAAACTAAAGCAGAGTCTGCAAAAACAATTCAAACTCAGCTTACTGCTGCTCAGGCACAGGTCGCAGAGCTCCAGTCTAAACTTGAAAAAGGAGCTGGTGATGAAACTTTGAAGCAACAGCTGAAAGATGCTAAAGCTCAAGTAACTCAGCTTCAAACTCAGCTTCAGACAAAGGAAACTGAGTTCAATACTAAAAAGGCAGAGTTTGATAAAACTATTAAGGACACACATGTAGATTATGCTTTTCAAGCTGCTACAGCGGGCCTTAAGTTTAAGAGTGGTATCACTGAGCCTATTCAAAAGACACTGCTCAATGCTGCAAAAGCAGAAGTCCTTGCAAAAGGTACTCCTGATTTTATAGAGGACGGTCAAGGAGGAAAGAAGCTTGTTATTCGTGGTGCGGATGGTAATATCCTTAACAACCCGAAGAACAATCTTAATCCTTACACAATGCAGGAGCTTGTAATGGAAACATCGCTTAAAGATGTAATTGACAAAGGCCGTCAGCAGACAGGCGGTGGAACAGGAGGCTTTGGGTCCGGTTCAGGCGGAACAGGTGGAACACTTGACTTGTCTGGCATTAAGAGCCAAGTTGAAGCTGATAAAGCTATTGAGGCACATCTGCTTGCAAATGGTTTGACCCGTGACTCACAGGAATTTGCAGACCAGTCAATGCAACTGAGAACTGAAAACAATGTGGCAAGTTTGCCTATTAGATAAAATGGCACATCCTAAGAGATAAACGAAAAAATGCTATGAGGCGTAAAAGGGTAATGCACCATATTAGCATAAGTATTAACAATTAAAAAACTTAAAAGTTATGAGTCTAGTTTCAACACGTATCCAGAACATCCGTGCGAACTCTAACCTTGATAAGTTTGAGTATCGCCCCAGTAGGTACGGTGCGCTGAACGCTTTTATGGTGCAGTCTGAAGACCCTACTGGCATCCTCACTGAGGAACTGAAGCAAAAAGCAAGGACCTCCATCGGTAACACGCTGGAAACTCCGGTAATTGACTACGATGCTGATATTACTATCGGTAGTACTCGCATCTTGACAATCGCCGACAGTGAAAACACTTCTAAGATGGCTCAAATCACATTTGCCACTTACGCATGGGGATTTACTATTGCTCCGGCAATGTACATGAACAACGAAATTGGCATTCAGAAGGACTTTGAAACCAAGATGATGAAGTACATCTATGCTTTTGCGAAAAAGCTTGATGAAGCCGCTCTTACTACTCTTGCAGCCCACAAAACACAGGTTTTGAAAAACCCGCTGCTGTATAACTGGTCTTCTAATGCCATCAACGCAAAGTGGACTGAACGTGAAAACGTATTTGGTGACCTTGAGGTTATGATGGGAGCAAATGACTTCTATGGCCAGTTGCATATTGTAGGTGACCCTGGTGTTGAGTCTATTATGCGTAAACTGCAGCAGCACGGCCTTTACAATGATGTAAACAAGCAGAATGAATTCGGCACTAAGGTTGTTCACCTGACAAACAACATTGCAGCTGCTGAAGGTAAGTATGCTCAAGGTTATGCTGTAAATGCCGGCTCTCTTGGAATGTTGACCCGCTTCGAGCGTGACTGCTTGCTCGGAACTGTTTCCGGTGACGGTCATGAGTGGGGTATTGCTACTTTGCCTCTGTTGAATATGCCTGTTGGTACATACTTCTACGATTCTGTAGGTGACTACAATGCTATTGCAGGAGCCGCTACTGTTGATATGACTCGTACGCGCAAAGAGCACTATGGCTTTGCTGTTGACGTGGCCTTCTTGACTGCATCTACCGCTTTGGCAAGTCCTATTCTGGCATTCAACGTATCAAGCGAGGATGCAGTTTATGCTAAGCCTGTGGTCGTTGTCAACTCTGAAGACAATCCGGTTAACACTAAGGAGGCTTCTGTGGGAGTTGGAGGATGATAAACCGATAGCAAATCTTTGAGTTGTTATTAGCTTTGGTAGGAGGCACACTGAGCCACTAGGCGATAGTGGCCTCCTATTTTTCATTAAAAATTAAGAATTATGGTTAGAGTCGACGATATACAAGAAAAGCTGTTACGTCTTATTGGATGGGAGCAGAATTATGATACATCAGACTTAAAAATATCTGATGCTTTAACCGTGAGTGAAAGTGGCTTATATTTTCAACAAATTCATCCTTTGCTGACTTTGCAGAATATGTCATGTATTGCTCCGGATTTTAATAATATCACTTTTCCAGAATACAATTCTGAAAAGGAATATAGCAAAGGCAATGTAGTTGATTATCAAGGAACACAATATAAAGCACTTCAAAAAGCACAAGGAAAACAGCCTGATATTGAGTCTGAGTATTGGGTTGAAACCAATTTATTTTCTGAATGGCTTGAGAGCAAAACAAAAGCAAGCATTCAAAAAGCTATTGCTAGATATTGTAATGAAAAAACGGTAGAAGGAACAAATAAGCCATTATGCGAAAGTCGTACTTTGTTTGATGGAACAGGTAGATTAGTAGATACTGTAAAGAATAAGAAAAATCTAGTTGGCTTTGAAATTATACCAGTACGAGCAAAAGGCGTAACCACAAAGATAAATAAAATATGCCTTCAGTTTACTAAAGCTGGAGAATATACTTTGTATCTTATGCATTCAAGTATGGATGCTCCAGTAAAGATTATAAAGCTTAATAAGATACGAGATAATAGTGCTGAATGGTTTACAGTCGATGACCTCTATTTGCCATATCAAAGTGAAGATAATGATGCAGGAGGAAGTTGGTATTTGTGCTATTTTCAGTCTGAACTTCCAGAGGGAAGTCAAGCTATTAGAAAAAATAAAGACTGGTCAAAAGAGCCTTGCGGTTCATGCTCACGTAGAGAATTACTTGCTTGGATGGCATGGTCTAAGTATCTTGAAATTCATCCATTTTTTGTAAATGAAGAACTCGTATATGCAGTTAATTTCAATGATGACTTTAATGAAGATTTTGCAAAGTGCCCACTTCATCTATGGGATGTTGAAAATAATCAATATACTTATGATAACAACTACGGATTAAATTTAGAAGTTACTGTAAGCTGTGATATTACAGATTTTATAATTGAACAGAGAATGATGTTCCAAGATGTCATAGCTAAGCAGGTAGCTGTAGATATGTTACACGAATTTGCATATAACTCTAGCGTAAGGACAAATAGGCATTCAATCAATGCTTCTCGACTTGATATATTATATGAAGTAGATGGTGATTCTTCTTCTATGAAAAAATCAGGTTTAAGTTATCAGCTAGATATGGCTTTCAAGGCCATTAAGCTAAGTACTTCTGGAATTGATAGAGTATGTTTGCCATGCCGAAACAATGGCATTAAATATAGAACTGTATAAGTATGGCTGTAAAACGATATAACGCGACACTCCGCAATCTGGAATATAGGTTGCGAAGTTTTAAGGATAGCTTGCCTATGCTATTAGAAGATATTGTGCGTGACAAAGAAGACGTAATAGTATCAGCTATAGCAGATGACCAGTTATATCGTCGTGGTATCAACGGTAGAGGTGAAAAGATAATGGATTATATGCCATACAAGCCTAAAACCATACAAATAAAAAAGAAAAAAGGTCAGCCTACTACAAGGGTCACATTACGAGATACAGGTGCTTTTCATGAGTCTATGTTTGTAGTATTTGACTCAGAAGGTTTTTATGTGACTGCGAGTGATGAAAAAACACCTGAACTTATTGAGAAATATGGTGAAGAGATTTTTCGCTTAACAGATAAAAATTTTACCAGAATAATTCGTTCTCACATAAGAAAAGAATTAGTTAAACGATTAAAACAGGCAATAAGGAAATGAAGGAAAACTCAGTACAAATAAGATTTAAGGAAGACCCTGTATTGCTTGATAAGATATTACAGGATATGCAAAAGTCACTTATGAACAGACTTAAGTGGCTTAATTATGCATTTGGTAGAGCATATAAGCTTGTAGAACATAGGCCAGATGGTAATAAGTTTATATATCCTGCGATGTATAACGGCAATGGAGAATATGTGTCACTTTTACCGAATGATAACTTTGGCAATTTTTCATGGTTTGATATTTATGACCCACAAAAGATTACTGAAGTAGTTCAATCATTGCCACAATATACTTTCAGCGGAGCCATTATATTTTGGTATGACCTCAGCAGTATTTATGAAGATGAAACTGTTATGCATACAGAAGAAGTAAAAGATGAAATTATGCGAGTATTAACTACTCCGGGTCTTATTACCACAACTGGTAAGCTTGTTATAAATGATATATATGAGCGCTTTGAAAATATATACAAAGGTTATTCAATAGAGAAAATCTATAATAACTATACTTATAAAGGAGAAGGTATACAAGATATTGATAAACAATTCTTCATGTACCCTTATGCAGGAATACGAATTGAATTTACTTTAACAACTAGAGAATTATGTCAACGGTATATTTTATAACAATGCTTTCGGCTTTAATATATATAGCCTTAGCAGCAGCATTTGCTATTTTGCTAATTGGAAAACTCGGTGTGCGCGATGAGATAATTACCAGAGCTCCTAAGCTTATTTCTCAATTATTCGATTGTGACTTTTGCTTAAGTTTTTGGACGTCGCTTATTCTCGCTATCATTCTCGCTATTTTCTTTAACGAGATGAGCATTATATTTATTCCTATCATATCAACCCCTATAACGCGAATTTTAATATGAAAAACCTGATAGTAAATAAAAAAGTCGTACGGGTATATGACAGCATAGATGAAATGCCTATTGTAAATTTTCAGAAGTACAATAAGTATTTGCTTATAGACTCTGGAATTGGCTCAGATGCAGATGATATTGATGCCCATATAACCCGTGTTGCTAAATTCATTAAAAGCAATAATGCCAAAAAAGCTTTGCAAGAACTGCAAAACATGAGGCAAAATATGTATATGGTGAACAACGAAATTTCACCAAGGTATTTAGCTTTTGCAGCTCTTATCCACAGCATAGACGGTGAAGAAGTTAATGATTTGTCAGACGATGGACTTAAAAATATATTGGCCAGGCTTAAAGAAATAAAGCATTCAAAGATTATAGACTTTTTGACTTGGCTTAAAAAAAAAGTAACCACCGAACTTGAAATGTACTTTCCAGGAGATTTTGTAAATCCAAAGGAAAAAGATGCATACGATAAGTTAAAGCAAAGAACACTTCTTGTGTTGGACTCTATGATAAATGGCACAGATAACTCTGAACAGATAGAAACCATAGATATGATAATGCTTAATATGCATTCTCCAAAATCATACATAGGAAGTGAGTCTGTTGAGATAAAATATGATAAGCAATTTGAAAGTACTTGTCTTTTGATAGCTCAAAAAACAAGCATGGACGCTAAAAAGATGACAGCACTTCAATTCTATAATGCTGTTGATAATATAAAACAGCAATTAGAAGCAGAAAGCAAGAGTGTTAAACGGCATAAAAGGAAATAATTATGGCTGAAGACGATAAGATAAAATATAGCGATATAATTGAGCCGGATGACTCAATTGAAAAGCTTGTCAAGCAACTTAGCGAGCTCAATCAGTCATACGAGACAATGGTAAATGCTATCAGAGCAGGTGCAGATAGGATTGTACATTCTCTTAAGTCTGCTAGCGGAGCTACAAGTGAAGGGCGTAAAGCTATCGATGAAGCAACAGTGTCTACGTCAAGACTTGAAAGAGCTCAGAATGAGCTTAAATTAGCTTTATCTGATACAGGTAAACAGATTGCTTGGCTTAAAGCACAAACTTCAGATGCTAATAGAGCAACTGTAGAACAGCAGCGTTATATCCAGCAGGCTATATCTTCTTATGACCGTCTTAAGTCTGACCTAAAGCAAACAGTTGAGCTATATAAGTCTTTAACTGCGGCTGAAAGAGCAGATAGCGAAATGGGGCAACAGCTACTCAATGATATTCTTAATTTAAAAAATCAGATTAAGACCCTTGATGACCAAATGAAGCCTCATATCCAAACTCTGTCTGAAGTAGAAAAGGCAGAGCAAAGATTAGCTTATTTACAGTCAGATGAAGGTAAAAGATTACTTGAGTTAAAAGCTAAGATTGCTGAGCTTACTTCTGCTAGAAAACAGCAGAAAGCTACAGTAGACCCATTAGCTCAGGCTCAAGAGAAACTTGCCTATGCTCAGTCAGAAGAAAATCAGCAGCTTAAACTCTATTCAACTCAAATACGAGAAGCAAATCAGATTGCTCAATTACAAGCTACAATTGCTAATTCTGCAGAAGGCTCTTATAATAGACTTTCAGCTCAATATGCATTAAATAAAATACGACTTAATCAGATGTCTGCAGCTGAGAGAGAAGCTGCTGACTCTGGTAAAAAGCTTGAAGCTGAAACAAATACAATTTATCAGCAGATGATAAAATTGCAAGAAGCGACAGGTAATTATAGATTGTCTGTAGGTCATTACCAAAAAACATGGGATGGCTTAGGCACTTCTATTTCTCAAGTAGTACGAGAATTACCTGCTGTAGCTGTATCGCTTAATACATTCTTCTTAGGTATATCGAATAATATACCTATGGTAGTTGACGAAATTAACAAACTAAGAGAGAAAAATGAATCACTGAGTGCAGAAGGTAAAGAAACTGTAAGTGTAACAAAGTCAGTTGTAAAATCACTGTTTAGTTGGAATACAGCACTAGTAGTTTTACTTACTGTATTCTCTATGTACGGTAAAGAAATTATCGCATGGATTGATAAAACGTTAGCAGGTAGAGATGCAGCTAAATCTTTTGAAGATGCTTTAGAGGACTTAAATGATGAGCTAGGAAAAGGGTCTACAGGGTCTTATGGCCAGCAGATAGCAGTATTAAGAAGATTATCTGAAAATTGGAAAGATTTAGGGAATAATATAAAAGCACAAACACAGTGGATTAATGATAATGAAAAAGAGTTCAGTAAATTAGGCATCACCATTGATAGTATAAATGACGCCAATAATGCTTTTGTAGATAATACTGAATCTGTAGTGGCTGCATATAAAGCAAGAGCTAAAGCAGAAGCTGCGCTAAATGTTGTGTCCCAGCAATACCAAAAACTATTAGCCGCAGAAAATAAAGCCGAACTTGAAAAAGTGCGTGAGTACGGCTTTTTCGACAAAACTATAAATTACCTTAAAGCTTTATGGGGTGGCATTTCTGGGCCAGACTCCGATTTGTCACTTGGGACTAGATTAAAAAAGCAAAGGCAGAGAAATGTAGAAAGTTTACAAAAAGATGCAGATGCTCTTGAAAAAGAAGTTGAAAGCTATTTCAACGTATGGAAATTTTATGAAGACCAAGCAGATGCTCTATTTAAAGAAATTGGCTTAGAAGAATCTCACAAAAAAGATAAAAGAGGTCGTACACCAAGAGACGCTGATGACCGCCTAAATAACCTGGCATTAGCAGCCGAAAAAGCATATCAAAAGAGCCGTACAGAGATTGAGAGGGATGAAAATAAGAAGCGCAGAGCTGAAGCCTTTGCATCATTCAATCAAGAAATAGCTGATTTAAACGATAAATATTCTAGAATCCAAAAAATACTGAATGGTCAAGACGAAAAATATAAAAAGCTTACAGAAAGCCAAAAAGAAACAGCTATCAAAGCACTAGATGATATAGAAAATGCTATAAAGAACAAGCAAAAAGGCTTAACTCTAAGTCTAGATTTGCTCAATATAGATGTAGAAATACAAAAAGCTGAACAGCTATTAGAGTTGTTAGAATTAGAAGGTGAAGTATCAAAAAAAGGTTCTTATGAGGAACTCAGCAATTCATTAAAGCGATTAGATGTAGAAAGACAAATAGCATTACTTAAGAATGCTCAGTTACCAGAAGCTAAAAGACAACCTACAAGCACTATAAATGCATCTTTTGATAAACAAAAGGCTATTACTGTTGGTAGTTTTAATATGTCAAGCTTTGATGAACAACAAGCTCTTGACGAGGCTGTATTTAATGAAGTTAAACGCAGTGAAACTGAGATAACTCGATTTAAGCTTGAACAAGAAAAAGCTAGATGGCAAGAACAAATACGTTTAGCAGAAGCTGGTGGGTTAGATTGGAGTCAAGCTCAGATTGATGCTGCTAAAGCCACTGTTAAAGGTATAGACCGTGAATTGTCAGAGCTTGATGACTTTATTAAAAATATTGGCAAAAAAGGTTTAGGCGGTACTTTGCTTGAGAAACTTGGCTTTGATGATGACCAGATTGATGCCCTAAAAGATGCTGTAAATATAGTAATAGAACAGCTTCAATCCATTATGGATGCCGAAGTTGAATTAGCTGAACAGGCTGTAGAAGCAGCTGAAGCTCGAGTAGAGGCCGCACAAAAAGCTTATGATGCCGAGGTTGAGGCTCGCAATAATGGCTATGCTAATAACGTAGCTACTGCTAAAAAAGAATTAGAGCAAGAAAAGAAAAATCAGCAAGAAAAACAAAAAATGCTGCAGGCAGCCCAAAAACGTCAAGAAGCAATGAACACTGTTACTCAGGCATCTTCGCTTGTCACAGCATCTGCTAATTTGTGGAGTTCATTCTCTTCAATTCCTATTGTTGGCCCAGCTCTCGCATTAGCTGCTATTGCTACAATGTGGACATCATTTGCAGTAGCTAAAATTAAAGCCAAACAAGTAACAGCGAGCCAGTCTGATGAATATGGAGAAGGAGGTCTTGAGTTCTTGGAAGGAGGCTCTCATGCATCTGGTGATGATATCGATTTGGGCGTAAAGAATAAGAAGAAGCGCAGAATGAGAGCTGAAGGTGGAGAAGCACTTGCTATTATAAGTAAGAAGCGAACTAGGAAATACAAAAAGATACTTCCAGATGTTATTAATAGTCTAAATAAAGGAACATTTGAAGATAAATATCTTAATGCATTTGCTAGCTCAGATGGGTTGAATATTTCTCTTAATTCTAATGGAAGCGTGGACCTTTCAAAAATAGAGGATGACGTGCGAAGTATTAGAAAACAGAGCGAAACTAAATATTATACACTACCTAACGGCACAGTAGTTATTCAGCATAAAAATGTTAAACGAATTATAAAGAATTAAAGATATGATACCTCCAAAATATAAATTTTACATATCGAAGAATGGTGGTGATAAAGTAGAAGTAAATCCACATTATAAAGAGCTTAATAAGAAATATGCTAAAGAAAGTGGGCAAGAATTTTTCCGTATTTCACTTGATGGTAAAATAAATCTGTTTGGGAGTGATTACGAGCTTGTGCGCAATTCAAGTCTAGAAGACCAGATGATACTTATTATAGATAAATACAATAGGACTTCTGGTAAATGGATAGAGTATTATAAAGGCGAATTTAATAAAACAGATTGCAAACTTGACTATGAAAAAAAGTCATGTGAGCTTAAAACAACAGCTCTCGATGAATATAATGATGTGGTTAATAAATATGAAAATACTTATGACCTTATAAAACTTGCTCCAGCTATATCAAGAATAAACCTGCATAAACGTTCTTTAATGCAGGTTTATGTAAAAGGTGCCAATTCAATATCTAATTTTTTTGGCGGCATATACTGGGAAGATGACGTAAATGAAGCAATCGACAACCATAAGGACTTGATAAATAAGTATTATTTTTCTTATATAAAAGCAGGAAATGAGTTTTATATAAGAAATGCTAGCATTTCTGATGTTAATGGAGTATACGCTGGAATAAACGGATATTGGAGTAAATGGAATCCAGGTTACACGTGCAAAATGGAATTAGTAGATGGAAGCTCTACTATGTATTGGATACGTTTATATAGAAATTCAGATAATACCCTGCTGTATCAATCAGAAAAGCAGTGGGCTGTTAGTGACCCTGACAATAAATATATAGGAATCGAGGATATTAAGATGGTAAATGTAAATAATTCAAATGATGAATTTACTATAGAGAGTCCTTTCGTATATCATATCTACAGGCGTTTGCTTTGCGATGTAGATTTTGTAGAAGACTCTGAAGGTGTAAAGAATACATACGACTTGCCGTCTGATGACTTTGTCACAGACAACAGAAATTATAAAAAGTGTATTGGGCTAACAGGCGGAATGTTTTTCTGTACTTCTAGAGCAGTAGATGAGCCTACAAGATATGGCTTAAATGATTATAACCAGTATTTTACTAATGAATTTATTCCTGGTAGCGCCGGTATAGGCAGACCTTTGCCTATTAGTAGAAATTCTTGGGCTAATGCCTCATTGTGGTATGTATACGATAGCTATTATTCTTTATTTGAGCAGAGATTAAGAAAGCAATATACTCTTAGGGATAGTTATTCTATAGCAGCAACAATAAAGGCTTTGCTTAAAGAAATAGACCCTACTCTTCAGCATGAAGCAACTGCCGAATATAGTCGCTTTTTGTATGATACAACCGTACCAATGTCGATGGCAAGATTTTATGTACACATAACACAAAAAACAAATATACTTAAAGGTGAATATGACCAGCCCGCTCAAAAAGCAGAAGTATCATTAGAAGATATAATGAAAATGCTTCGTGATTGTTTTAGATGTTATTGGTATATAGAAGATGGTAAATTTAAGATTGAACACATAAGTTTCTTTATGAGAGGAGGCTCATACTCTTATAATACAAATGTTCAGCTTGATTTTACTAAACTAGTAGACCAGTTTAACAAAAAGCTATCATCATATTTTCAATCAGAAGTAGAATATGATAAAACAGACCTAAACCAACGATATGAATTTGGCTGGATGGATGACGTTACTGATTTGTTTGGTGGAGTAACCATAGATGTTAAATCTAACTATATACAGAAAGATAAAACAGAAGAAATAAATATAAGCCAGTTTTCATCTGACGTGGATTATATGCTATTTAACCCATCTAATTTCTCAGATGATGGCTTTGCATTATTATGCCCTGTTAAAAATGGCTCCTCTTTAGAATTGCCCATAGTTGAAACACAGTTGGTAGATGAAAACGGTGATACATATAATGCTGTAATTCAGAATTTCTATGCAGCTTGGGCATATCTTGTGCGCTTTTGTATGATATGCCTGCATCAAATCTTGACTGTAATGTGCTTGGAGATTTATATGCGAATGGTGTAAAAATGTGTATGAAGCATACTATAGAATTTCCTACTGAAGAAGATTTGGATGAACTTGAATTGATTAAAACCACTATAGGAAATGGCAAAATAGATGAGATTTCTGTCAATGTAAATACTCGCTATGCTAAAGTAAGATTACTTTATGTGCCTCAATAAAGCTGTGTGTTAAAAATTATTAAGAAATTTTCTTATATAGATTTTTATTTGTAAATTAGCAGTATGAAGTTAGTGAATAATAACATATCGCCATTGCCTTTTTACGATAATCTTGCGCTGCAAAATCATCGTAAAGATTATGCTTTTGGCCAGGTTTATCCGCTAATAACCTATAAGAATATGTTATTGCCTTTTCAAGTAGTTCTTGCGAATGGAACATCGGTAAATTGGGTTAGATTATATGACTTTAATACTGGAAAGTATATAGATATAACTACCGGTATGAAAGAAAATGGTCTAACTATTAAGTCATTCACAGGCTTTAAGCTATTAAAATACCCAGGTACTTTGCCCATTGTTGAAATTAAGCATGAAGGTCTATATTATCTAGCTATTTACATAAGTGGCTTAGGTACTATATATTCAGATTTATTCACGGTAACTAATAGAGTATCAGATTATTTGCTTATTGAATATAGCAACTCATATAACTTTGAACTCAAAAATGGTATTGTAGATTTTTCTGACAATTTTGCTTTTAAGTGTTATCTTAATACGCAAGTAGGCAAACCAGAATATGACTTTGAAGAAGAGGCCACTGAGCGAATGGGCTATACTTTTATCGAAAGCCAAGTAAGTAAGAAGATATATAAGTTCACCTTTATAGCTCCCGAATACCTATGCGACGCTCTTAGAATTGTAAGACTTTGTGAAAACAAGCGGATTACAAGTAAGCAGCAAATCTATGACTTGACTACATTTAATATGGAGCCAGAATGGGAAGAGCAAGGAGATTTAGCTTCTGTAGAATGCGAATTTGAGACAGATACAGTTATCGCAAATATAGGCGGATATACTCCAGAGCTTGCAGGTGGAGACTTCAGCAATGATTTTAATAATGATTATAAAAACTCATAATATATGGCAAATTGGACTATATTAAAAGAAGCAATCGCCAGTGTGATTAAAACAAATGACAATCAAGAAATAACAGGGCAGCTACTGCAAAATGCCCTGAACAATATTATCACAAATGTAGGCGAGAATGCTACATTCGCTGGCATAGCTACTCCTACTACTAATCCTGGTACACCAGATGGACCAGTTTTTTATATAGCTACTACTGCTGGAAGCTATTCAAACTTTAGTAGTTTAGAAGTGTCAAAAGGAGAAACCGCTATACTTCAATGGAATAATGGCACATGGACAAAAAATGCTATTAAGCCAATGGCCGAGTTTGAAAGTGGAATAATTTATGATGTGTCAGCTAATAATGATGGCGCAGTTTTTGAATCTCTTCAAGCTTTATTAAGTAGCTCTAATTTAAGTACTTTAATTCCTACGTCAGTTCGATATGGAGGTATGAGTATTCGGTTTATACAGAGTTCTGACAATAAGTATGAACAATTCAGATGTATAGCTAATGAGTTCACAACCGATGTAGCCAAGTGGCAGAATGTAGGTAATTTCCTTGAAGAGAAAGAAACCTCATACTCAGAAGAAAATGTAGCTGGATATATCACTGATAAAAAAGGTACTATCGTAGCAAGACTAATGAAGAATGGTGCTGTTGTGTGGACTGTAAAGAACAGTAGAGACACTCAAGTTGACAATGCCATCACGGAACTTGGAAATAGAATTGTTGCTGAAAAAGACAGAGCTGAGTTGGCAGAAGGTGCTTTGCAAACTGTCATTCAAGAAGTGTTAGATAATCAGCAGAATTATCTCAGGGAAGAAAGCATTGATATAGAAGATAAAAATGTAGCCGGATATATCACTGATAAGAACAAGGCTATTATTGTTAAGATAAACAAAGACGGTAGTATCAACAGACTTGTCGAAAATGATAGGGATAAACATACTGTACATTTTGAGGATGTTGATATTGAAGGTATCGCCAATCTGCTAACTGACAAATGTAAGAAAATCATTGCTTCAATTAACGATAAGGCAGAAGTTGACTTCTATGGAGGCGGAGGTTTTGCAGGAGAGAAGACTACCGAAGCAAAGACAGGAGAATATGTCAGGCTATTAGTTTCAAAAAATAAAGTTGTTATTGGAGGTGTAAAGAAAGACGGTACTGTTCATCTGTTTAAAGCTAAGATAGATAATCTTGATACTGAAGTTGATATTAACATTACTGCTCTGATTAACGCTTTACCTGTTATTGCTTCTGGGCTTAATAATGTGGAAATATCAAATGACCAAAGAATAATAAATTTGCTTACATCAGTTAACAGCACTAAAGTTATAGATATTAAAGGAGTTAATATCAAAAATAAGTTAAAGCCTATAATGTCTATTGTAGATGATGATACTGTTGATGGGCAAATACCGAGTTCAATGGGAAAATCTGTTCCTGGTAATACTGGAGGATATTTTTCTGTCTTGCTGCCTATTATATTATCACTCAATGATAAATATGATATTAATGCTAAAGTCGGACTTGCTTGTGAAGGCCACAGAGTTGGGCTTACATCATTTTATCAGCCCAATGATGATTATAGTCAGTTGAATGAAAATGGTAATCTTTTAAAGCTACTTAGTAATAAGATAGGCTGGGACATACTTAATCACAGTATGTCAGCACAGTTACCTGTTAATACTTATGGTGTTGATTCTATAAATTCAGCACTTGCTGGCCAAATACTTGCTGAAGGGTCTTATGTTTCTCCATTGAATTTTTATAATACCATTGTACTTGATAAAAGTACAGGTAAATGGTATGAGGTTAATTCAACAAAAACTGCTTGGGTGGAAAGAGTTCCTACTAAGAAATATGCTATGCTGTATTACCGTGATTATGGCACAAACAATTACCATATAAATCGTGATTTTGACTTTGACTATAGTTGGGGAGAATGGTTTAAGAGGGCAAAGGAACTTGGGCTACCTTACAAGAGCTGTATCGCATATAATGGTAGCTCTACTTCACCATTTACAATAGGTGCATCAAGGAAGTATGCTGAGTATGGTGTAAGAACCACTTTGGATATGACAAATGTTCCGCCTATTCCTGCTGCTGTTGCTAGGTACAGCATAATACATTCATCTAAAAACAATGCAGAGGTTCCCTCCTATCTTGCAAAGATGAAGAGCCTTGTTGATGAATGTTATTCAAAGCATTCGTGGTTGGTATGGATGTCTCATGCGAACAATAACTCTTTGCAAAATAGGTATAACACTGGAGTTGATTATGGCTTAAAGAAAGACAACAACTACTCTTCTGAATGGGAGATACCTCTTAATGCTTCTGAGATTACTACAATGGATGAAAATAACTATTGGGTAAATCCTCCTGCAAGACTCGGGATTTCACGTTGGAAAGATTGGCATCCCGCTCCAGGTACACAGATTGGTGCGTTCTATGAAGTGCTTGAATATGCAATCAATAAAGGGATAGACATTGTTACACCAACTGAAGGATGGAGCACTCACGGCAACCTGATGCAGATAGGTGTTGATATGATGAACACTCACGCAATATATAATATAGTTGATGCATATACTGATGCAGAGCAATCATTCCTTACTGTTGGTGCTGATGGCAGTATTAGATATTTTTCAAAATAATAATTTAAACGTTTAAAAACATGGGAACTTTAATTAAAATAAAAGCGGAAGTTGTAAATCCTGAACTTCCAGTAATTACAGAACAAGGTATTTTACCTTATTATACAGGTGTTTATGTTAATAAACTTGCCGAGAAAGGTGTTACCCTTACTCAAACTGAGATTAATGCAGTAACTGCATTTATTAACAGCCTTATTGAGGCCGATGTCATTGATAAGATAGGCACTTTCTATCCGTACATTGGTAATCCCAATGTGCCACTTATTGGTTCTAAAGAGTATGTTTATGATGATGTCACTCCAAGTAATGAGAATTTGGATTTTGTTGGCGGAAAATTACGTGGCTATAAAAAGTTATTATCAACCAATGGCGTAAAACTCGGCGACCTTGCTGCAACTAATTTTGGCGTAATGTTTGGTGGCTCTATGATAACTAAAGTTCCATCAGATAATGTATCTGTCATCAATGCGCTTGCTTATTTTTCAAATAAGCAAGAAACTCCTGCCTATGTGCAATTAAGATTTGCTACAGATAGCCTTAGTCCTACTGATTTTAAATTCGCCATGTATGCAAAGGATGAAAGTCAAGTAACACTTAATAGAACTTTCAATCCTTCAATAGATAGGTCAAATGTTTTACATAATTTTACATTTGCCTATGGCTTATCTAATGTGCCACCAGAAGTAACTGATGTTTTAAGATACAATAGAACATGTTACAGAAATGGCGTTCAGATTGCAAATGCTGCATCCAATAATATTACAGGCTATATTACTAATAATAATCTTACTAATTTAACTCCGCAGACTGGTAGCAATCAATCTGAATGGGTAATGACAACATTTGCATATTTTAACAGCATTCTTAATGCAACAGAATCAGCTGCTTTCTGTGAAGCCTTGAATGCATTCACTACTGCTGTAGGTAAGACCGTGAGTGTTGGATAAGCATATTGTTCTTGTAAAAATCCGTATAGAGCGAAAGAAAGAGTTCAATACATATAATTTAAAATAACAAGGTATGGAATTAAAACATCTTATGTCATTTGTATTGGTAGCAGAGACTGCAAGCCAAGTCAAAAAGTCTATGGAAAGCTTAGGATTGAGCATTCCTGACAAAGTGACAACAGGTGATGTTACCTATGTGGCTAACATGGCTTATGCAGATTTCTATCCAGACCCTCTGAAAGATGAGGCTGCATGCTTAAGGTATGCTCATAAAGTAGCCAATGACCCAGATGGGTATGATGGCATGATTTTCTGCAGATGGACTGCTGACGCAATCGGAAAAGCAATCAAGTTGGACTGGGAAAAATTCGTATAATATGTTAGAACTAATTGAAGCCAAGAACTTTGACGGACTGATGTTTTTCATAGCTATTAGAGTTGGTATTATTCTGGTCTGCTGGATTTTCATGATACTAAGCAGTATCGTAGACTTTTGGAGTGGAACAACGACAGCAAAAGCACTCGGCCAAGCATTGATGTCGCACGGATTTCGTAGAACGATTACAAAAATCGGCGATTATGTAAGGCTGATGCTTTTTGCCCTTATGTTTGATATACTTGGAAGCTTGTTATCATTCTATATAATTCCATTTGCCACAATTCTATGTACTGTCGCAGTTATATATATTGAAGGTAAATCTGTAGTTGAAAATAGCAAACGTGAAAAGGCTCATGCCGCAGAAGTACCTGATATAGTTAAGCAGATTGTGCAAGCTACTACTGCCGAACAAGGTCATGAGATATTAGACAAAATAAGCCAATTGCTAGCATTAAATGAGAAAGATAAATAAAATCATAGTCCATTGCTCTGCTACTCCTGAAGGACGAGATGTTAAAACTGAGACCATACGAGATTGGCATGTGAATGGTAATCATTGGAAAGATATTGGTTATCATTATGTGGTTGAGCTCGATGGCTCTGTTCATAAAGGCAGAGATGAAAGTGTAGTTGGAGCCCACTGCTCAGGTCAAAATGCAAACTCTATAGGAGTATGCTATGTAGGAGGCGTTGCTAAAGACGGTAAAACTCCTAAAGATACGCGCACTGAGGCTCAAAAGCAATCTTTACTCGAATTGCTGAAAAGCTTAAAGGCAAAATACCCAAATGCTACTATTCATGGACACAGAGAATTTGCAGCTAAGGCATGCCCCAGCTTTGATGCTAAGTACGAGTATAAAGACCTCTGAAGCACATAAAAACCATTCTCGTAATAATTTCTTATACGCGAGAATGGTTTTTATATTAAATATGAATAATAACAAATAAAACTCAAAGATTATGCGAGAATACGCGAGAATAAATTGAGCATGAAAAAGATAATCATAAAAATAGGAATAATTGCTGTTGCTATTCTACTTATAGTAATAACAGGAATTAGGATTAAAAACCTAAAAGAAGAAAACAGTAGGCTTAAAAGCAATCAGGAAGTATTGCTTTCAGAAAAAGAGTCTATAATGGCACAAAGCCAACTCTATAAAGTATCTGATAGCCTTAATGCTGCTAAAGTAACAGAGCTTCAGCTTTCACTTTCTGAATATAAGAAATACAGAAAGCAGGATTTGGAACTAATTGAGCAGCTTAAAGTAAGCAAATCAGACTTACAGAGAGTTATATCGTCTCAGACAGAAACAATAAGCTTACTTTCTGCAAAGCTGAGTGACTCCATAAGAATTGATACTACGACGAATACAGTTGATACACTTAAATGCTTTAATTACAAATCAAAATGGACTGATGTGGCAGGATGTGTTGACCTAAAAAGAGATACTGTTGAGTTGCAAATATCTAATAGAGAGTCGCTTAAAATAGTAGAAACAGTGAAGTATAAGCGCTTTTTGGGATTTTTATGGAAAACCAATAAAATAAAAAGTAGGCAAGTAGATGTCGTAAGCCAAAATCCAGCCACCTCTATAGTTAGTGTGGATTATATAAGCATAAGCGGTAAACAATAGAAACAATATAAACAAGTCATTGTTTACACCTAAAGTGCTCAAAATCAATTACTTATATATGCTGTAAACAAAGAAACAATAATTTCATTAAATCTTTTCATATTAAAAGCCGATATTTCTTATTAACCTTAATGTTAATCGGAAATTAAGAAATTAAGTTTGAAATATATAGAGGCATTGTTTTTATTGTTTCTTTGTTTACAGCAATCTCAAAGCCACACTAAAATTGCTGTTTAATTATTTTTAACAAATAAATTCTCAAAAAATAATGGAAAATTTTTTTCTTTCGAGAATAGTTTGTATATTTGCATATCGAAAATAAGATAATAAAATTCACCAAAATATGGAACAACAATTTAATATAGGTAATATAATTGAGCACTACAAGCTAAATACAGAAGATTTAGCGAAAGTGTTATTTCCTACTGTTAAATATCCGAAACAGGCATTTGACCGTGTGTTAAAGGGCGAAGCCAATTTGGATGTTATACAGTTAGAGCGACTGGCCAATCATATTGGCGTGTTAGTAACTGATTTGTTTTCAGCAAATACTTGGAAAGGTTCATCCGAAGATGGATGCCTAACAATGCTGAAAGGCGAATATAAAGTAAAGCTGAATTATAAAGGCGTGTACGTATCTATATATAAGAATAATGAGCTTATCCACCAAAAGCTCTCAAACGTACCAGATATGACAGTAAACGAGTTTATTAACTATTTAGATAACTTCATTAAAAATTACGAAAATGGAAACCGTTAAAATTTCTGTTGAGGTTAGCGTAAACCTGTCTGAAAATACGCAGAAGTTTTTAACTTTATTGTTTGGTATTGCTCCTTCAGCACCTGCTGCTCCGGCTTCTAAACCTGCTCCTACTACGCCAGCAAAGCCAGCTCCCGCAAAACCTACTCCCCAGCCTGCAGCACCTGCCCAGACTCAGAGCGCTGCCAAGCCTGCTCCTTCAGCACCTGCTGCTCCGGCTGCTTCTTCTGCCTCTAAGAGCATTGAGGACGTCCGCGGAATGCTTGCAAAAAAGGTCAATGAGCATCGCGACGTAATCAAGCAAAAACTCAATGAACTTGGGGCTCCAAGCGTAACAAAACTTGACCCGGCTAAGTATGATGAAATGTATAACTTCTTAGAGTCACTGTAACTATGCCAAGTACAAAGAAATTGCAAAAAGCAGCTCAGAAGTTTCGCAGAGAAAATCCAGAGCTTTATGCTAAGTATGCTATTCAATGCCGTTATTTGGCAAAATTGATAAAAGAATATGGCTCAAGTGACAAGTAGTACTAAACCACAGAAACATAGTCAGAGGAGTCATGCACTCCTCTCGGCTTCTGGAGCAGGAAGATGGCTGAATTGTACTCCGTCTGCCAAGCTTGAAGATGAATACGGAGAAAAGAAGTCTTCGGTATATGCAGAAGAAGGTACATTAGCTCATGAGCTCTCAGAGCTTTACCTGAGAAAAGATACACTTAACAGCATTAGTGAACAAGACTTTGACCAAAGGCTCGAAGAGATAATGGCAAATGACCTGTTCAGCGAGGAAATGCTTGAAGTCGTACCTATCTATACAGATTATTGCTCAGAACAATTAGCTGAAGCAAAAACTGAAAATCCGTTAGCTGTCATGGAAATTGAGCAGAAACTCGATTTGACAGAGTATGTGCCTGAAAGCTTTGGAACAGCTGACTGTGTCATTATCAATGACAACCTCATGGAAGTTATTGATTTGAAATACGGAAAAGGTGTTCCAGTATATGCTGAATGGAATAAGCAACTTATGCTTTATGGACTTGGAGCTTTACAGAAATATGATACAATGTATGATATAACGGAAGTGCGATTGACTATTATACAGCCTCGCATTAACAATATATCAAGTTGGCAAATATCTGTTGAAGAACTCCGCAAATGGGCAGAAGAGGAGCTTAGGCCAAGAGCTGAACTTGCTTTTGAAGGTAAAGGAGAACTCAATGCTGGAGATTGGTGCAGATTTTGTGCTGTGCGTAATCAGTGTCGTAAGCTTTATGAGCAACAACTCGAAATTGCACAACATGAATTTGCAGACCCAGAGTTGCTAACCGATGATGAGATTGCTGATATAGTTAAGCGTGTGCCTAAGCTTATAGAATGGGCTAATTCAATAACAGAATATGCACAAACTAAAGCGATTAACGAGAATAAGCAATGGCCGGGGCTTAAATTAGTTGAAGGAATTAGTCGACGCAAATGGGTTGACGAAGACCAAGCTTCTAATGCAATTTTTGCACGTTGCCCTGAACTTTCAGAAGATGAGATTTTCAATATGAAGCTTAAACCGATTACTTCTATTGAGAAGTTAGTAGGCAAAAAGCGTTTTGAGGAAATACTCTCAGATGTGGTTATCAAGCCACAAGGCAAACCTACTCTTGTACCTCTTGAAGATAAAAGACCAGCTATAGGGTATGGCCAAGCACAATTAGATTTCAAAGAATAATAACATCTTAAATTAAAAGACAATGAGTAATCAAGTAAATTCAACCAAGGTTGTAACTGGCAAAGTAAGATTTTGCTATGTAAATGTGTTCGAGCCCACAGCTATGAATGAGGGCGATACTCCTAAGTACAATATCTGCGTTCTTATTCCTAAGAGCGATACGGCTACTATTGACAAAATCAAGAAAGCCATAGAAGCTGCAAAAGAAGCAGGTAAGGCAAAACTCGCAGATAAGAATGGCCGTATCCCAGCAAACCTCAAATTGCCTCTACGCGATGGCGATGAAGAACGTCCGGATGACCCAGCATTTGAGGACCACTATTTCATCAATGCAAACTCGATGCGTCAGCCGAGCATTGTGGACCGCTCACTTAATCCAATCATGAGCAGAGACGAGTTCTATTCGGGCTGCTATGGCCGCGCTTCAATCAACTTCTATGCTTTCAATGTTTCATCCAAAGGCATCGCTGCTGGATTGAATAATCTTCAAAAGCTTGAAGATGGAGAGATGTTGGCTGGTGGCTCAACAGCTGAAGAAGATTTCGGTGGAGATAATGCTGTTCAGGGTGACGATATGATGTAATTTCCTCTCTGCCTTAATGAGTATAGTAGTTTAATGGTAAAACCACAGAGTAGCATTGATTTGTTGCCTGTTATGCAGGTTCGAGTCCCGCCTATACTCCTATTATAATACATAAATGAAATATAATGGCAAAAAATCTTTTTATAGACGTTGAAACATATTCATCTGTAGATATTAAAGAGTCTGGAGCTTATAAGTATATTGAGTCACCAGACTTTGAAATTCTTATAATAGGATATGCTTTGAATGACAACCCGGTAAAGATAGTAGATTTGGCTCAAGGTGAAGAAATGCCTGAAGAGTTTGAAGAAGCTTTGCTTGACCCTGATTGTGTAAAAGTGGCACATAATGCAGTATTTGAGCGCTTGAGCTTTAAGCGTATAAGATATAATGTTCCAGCAGAACAGTGGTATTGTACCTCTGTAAAAGCTGCGTATTGTGGTTTACCACTTTCTTTGGACGAAGTATCAAAGGCTCTTAATCTTACAGATAAAAAGCTAGAAACTGGTAAAGCGCTTATTAAATACTTCTCATGCCCATGCAAAGCAACTCGAGTTAATGGCATGCGTACTCGGAATTATCCTGAGCATGCTCCTGAAAAGTGGGAAATGTATAAGGAATATAACAAGTATGACGTACTTGCAGAGCGTGAGATATTTAAGAGATTAGAGGCATATATCATTCCTGATATTGAGCGCAAGATGTATGTGCTTGACCAGAATATAAATGATAGAGGTATTTTGGTTGATATGGAATTAGCAGAGTCTGCTATCGCAGTAGATAACACATATACTTCTATCTTAACGCAACATGCTCAACAGCTAACAGGGCTTGAAAATCCAAACTCGCCTGTTCAAATTAGGCAATGGATTGAAAAGACAACAGGATGTGTTGTTATGTCACTTTCAAAGGAAACAATGCCTGATTTAATGAAAGAGTTTGCAGATTATCCAGATGTTATTGAGTTGCTTAATATACGCAAAAAGCTCTCAAAAACGTCTATTAAGAAGTATTATGCTATGCTTAATTGTGCCATGAAAGACCATAGAGTCCGTGGTACATTTCAATTCTATGGTGCAAATAGAACTGGACGATGGGCAGGTAGGCTATTGCAATTGCAGAACTTATCAAAAAATCACATATCACATATAGAAGTACCACGTGAAATGATTAGAGCCCGTGATTGGGAGTCAGTTGAGGTGATGTATGATGATGTTGCAGATATTTTGTCTCAGCTAGTAAGAACAGCTCTTATAGCATCGCCTGGTAAAGTATTTAGTGTTGCAGACTTCTCAGCCATTGAGGCACGCGTTATATCTTGGCTTGCAAATGAAAAATGGCGAATGGACGTATTCCGCGGAGACGGTAAAATCTATGAAGCTACAGGAGCAAAGATGTTTAATGTGCCAATATCTGCTATTACAAAAGGCTCAGTACTTCGCGACAAATCAAAGATTTCAGAGCTTGCGCTTGGTTATGAGGGCTCATTAGGAGCACTTAAACGAATGGGTGGTGAACGTATGGGCTTATCAGATACTGAAATGATGAGTCTGGTGCGTAAGTGGCGTATGGCCAATCCAGCAATCGTAGACATGTGGAAAGAGATAGACGAAGCATCGAAAGAGGCTGTCAGATACCAAAGGCCAGTATCATGCACATATAGAAATATAATTTTCGACTGTAATGGTGAGTTTATGACAATACAATTGCCATCTGGCAGAAAGCTATTCTACTATGGACCTAAATTCAAAGATAAGAAGATAGGCCGTTCTACGATGCCAACACGAGTACTATGTTACCAAGGAGTTGTGCAAGAAACTAAGCAATGGGGTGAAATTGATACGTATGGAGGTAAATTAACAGAGAACATTGTACAGGCTATTGCACGTGACTTATTAGGTGATGCAATGTTAAGAATGCAAGATGAAGGTTATGAAATAGTAGCGTCAGTACATGACGAAGTAATAGTAGAAGTACCAGAAATAAATGCTAAAGACCACTATAATAGGCTTGTTGAAATAATGAGTACTCCACCACAGTGGGCAGAAGATTTACCTTTGAACGCTGATGGAGGAGTAATGATGTTTTACCAAAAATAATTAAATGTTATGGAAGGATTAAATATAACAAAATGCCCTAATCTTTATATAAAGCATGAAGATTATGCAGAAATACTTCTACAGAATAAAAAAGGAGAAATTATAGCTTCAGCTTTAGTAGACTTAGAGGACCTAGATAAAGTAATCTTATACAGATGGACTTTTCATAGAGGTTATGCTTTTTCTTTTAGGCATAGAATGCATAGGGTAGTATTAGGGCTAGATAGACCAGATTTTAATGACCATACTACTTGCATAGACCATATCAATGGTGATACTTTAGATAACAGAAAGTCTAATCTAAGGGTATGCACCAAAATAGAAAATGCTCAGCATGCTATTAAACCAAGAATAGATAATACTTCTGGAGTAATAGGAGTATCGAGATATGGAAATGGTAAATACAGAGCCTATATAACTGTGCATAAAAAGACTATAGGCTTAGGTCAATATGATACCTTTGAAGATGCGGTAAAAGCTAGATTAGAAGCTGAAATAGAATATTTTGGTGAATACAGAGGCTGCAATTCTAAGTTTTCATACTTGCTAGAAGATTAAAAATATGATTTGGTTGTGTTTATATATTGTTTACGCATGTTATGCAAGTAGATAAATTGAAATACGATGAAAATTTGAGCATAGCAGTTGGACTAAACGTTTCAAGTAAAATATGGAAAAATACCAAAACTACTTGGAGCAATTTAGTTCAAAAGCTAGCTACTCCTGTAGTAACCGCTGAAACATATAAGCGGTTTATAAGTGCCACAAAAGAAGAGCAAAGTAAGATAAAAGATGTAGGCGGATTTGTAGGCGGATTTCTTACAAATGGTAGGCGTGATAAAACAAATGTACTTTATCGCCAGTTAATTACATTGGATATTGACTTTTCTCATGAGAACTTTTGGTGGGACTTTACAATGCTATTTGATTGTGCCGCGGTTATTCATTCAACTCATAAGTCATGCCCTGAAAAGCCACGACACAGATTGATAATTCCACTTGATAGAGAAGTATCACAAGAAGAATATCAAGCTATTGCTCGAAAAGTCGCTGGAGACCTAAACATTGATTTGTTTGACCAGTCGACTTTTGATGTAAATAGACTTATGTTCTGGCCGTCTGTATCATCAGATATGGAGTACTACTTTGAATTTCAAGACGGACCTTTCCTTGAAGCTGATTATATTCTTGGGCTATATGATGATTGGCATGATACGAGCGAATGGCCAACTGCTACAGATAGCACAGATGTAATAATGCAAGCTATCAAAAAGCAAGAAGACCCAGAAGATAAAAAAGGCATAATTGGTGTTTTCTGTCGTACTTATACTATACAAGAAGCTATTGAGACTTTTCTTTCAGATGTATATACACCAGCTGGAGAAGGGCGATATACGTATATAAATGGTTCTACAGCTGCGGGCTTAATAGTCTATGATGATAAATTTGCATATTCTCACCATGGAACAGACCCTGCTGGATGTAGATTATGTAATGCATTTGACTTAGTTCGCATACATAAATTTGGCCATTTAGATACAGGCAAAGAAAAAGAAGACAAAGATAAAAAGAGCTTTAAGGCAATGGAAGAATTTGCCTCTAAAGACTCTACAACAAAAAAGCATATTGCCGAAGAAAAGTTTGCTGAAGCTAAATTCGAGTTTGCAGAAGAAGCAAAAGCAGAAGTTCCTGAAGAGTATGATACTTCATGGACAGAAGAGCTTGATGCTAATACAAAAGGCGAATATGATAATTCTGCCAATAACTTGAATATAATAATTCAGCATGACCAATTCTTAAAAGATGTATTTAAGCTAAACATTTTTGATAATAAAAGATATGTTACACGTTCGTTACCATGGCGTAAAGTCGATACTGTGGAGCCTCTCCGTGATGTTGACTATTCTGGTGTTCGTAATTACATTGAGTGTGTTTACGGCATTGTGTCAAGTCAAAAAGTGGATGACGCGCTTGCGCTTGAATTTGAAAAGAAAAAGTTCCATCCGATAAGAGAGTATATATGCACTCAAAAGTGGGATGGCATACCGAGAGTTAATACATTATTGATTGATTATTTTGGAGCAGAAGATAACGCTTATACTAGAGCCGCCATTAGGAAGACGTTGGTGGCAGCTGTTGCGAGGGTATTCGAGCCAGGTATTAAGTTCGACACAGCGCTTATACTTGTCGGAGAACAAGGAACATATAAAAGTACTTTCGTTAAAAAGCTCGGCATGGAATGGTTCTCAGATACATTCACGACTGTGCAGGGCAAGGAGTCATTTGAGCAGATACAAGGGGCGTGGCTGATTGAAATGGCAGAGCTTTCAGGCCTTAAGAAAGCAGAAGTAGAGTCAATCAAGCACTACATATCAAAAAGAGAAGATATGTTCAGGCCGGCGTATGGTAGAACAGTAGAAACATATAAGCGTCAATGCGTATTTTTTGGTACTACTAACAACAAAGATTTCTTACGTGACCCGACAGGAAATAGGCGATTTATGCCTATAGATGTAAGGCCAGAATATGCCACAAAATCTGTAAACGATGACCTTACGCAAGATGAAGTAAATCAAATATGGGCTGAAGCATATCAACTATATTTGGCAAAAGAGCCTTTATACCTTGTTGGTGATGAAGATATAATTGCTAAGATTGAGCAACATAAACACTCAGAAGCAGATGAGCGAAAAGGTATTATTGAAGAATATCTTAATACTAAATTTCCAGATGATTGGGACAAAATGGACCTGTATGACAGAAGACGTTGGCTTGAAGACCCATTGTCTAAAAATGGTACAGTACAAAAAGACTTTGTCTGCATTGCTGAAGTATGGTGTGAGTGCCTTGGCAAAGATAAGACAGAAATGTCAAGATATAATACCAGAGAGGTTAATGAAATTCTTAGGTCATTGCCTGAATGGGAAGCTATAGCATCTACTAAGAACTTTCCTTTATACGGTAAACAGAAATACTATAAACGTAAAGATAGCTTATTATGATAGCAAATTTTTATAAGAAAAACGGTATAGAAGCTCGTAATTACAAGCTAATTGCTTCTAAGAATATAGATTGCATTCCACAAAAAGGAAACCTTATTGTATTCTCTGGGCAATTGTTCGTAATAGACAAAATATGCTTTGATATAGATAAGTGTGAATATAATCTTTATATTGTAAGAGTATGATTATTAAGCAATATATAGTAGAGTGTGATAAGTGCGGCAAGCTGATTGGTATTTATAACCATTATAAGCCAAGCTTAAAACAATTACGCAAATGCTGTGGAATTGTTATAATAAATAATAGTACGCCACGGCTAATATGTAAAGATTGTATAAAGTATGATGATAGACAGTGAAAAAGTTGTAGAGCGCAAATTGGTTGAGCTTGTTAAAATAAATGGTGGTATGTGCATAAAACTGCTGTGTGACCAACTCATAGGCTTACCAGATAGAATGTGCTTATTTCCAGGCCATAAAATAGTTTTTGTGGAATTAAAAACAACTGGACGAAAGCCTAAACGCATACAGGCATATATGCACAATAAGCTTAGAGCTTTGGGTTTTAGAGTTGAAGTAATAGATACGATAAAAGGCGTTGAACAATTTATAGATAGTATAATTTATGATAAGTAACATAGTTGCATTTATAATAGGTGCTTTGTTTGGTTTAGCTTGTTTAGCTATATTTAACAGTAACAAAAGATGAAAGAAACAGATTTACATAAATACCAATTAGCTTGCGTGCAGCATATAATCGAGCATCCATTTTGCGGTGTATTTGTAGATATGGGCCTTGGCAAAACCATATCAACTCTTACTGCTATAAATTATTTGATGTTTGATTATTGTGAAGTTAATTCTGTATTAGTTATAGCTCCAAAACGAGTGGCTGAGTCAGTTTGGCAAGAAGAAGCAGAGAAATGGGAACATACAAAGCATTTGCGCTTTTCTAAGATTATAGGTACTGCTAAACAGCGAATAGCAGCTGTTATGGAAACAAAAGCTGATATTTATATCATATCAAGAGATAATGTTGCATGGCTTTGTGCTTTATATGGCGGAGGCAAATTACCTTTTGATATGGTAGTAGTCGATGAGCTTAGCAGTTTTAAGTCTTATAAATCAGAGCGTTTTAGGGCATTACGCGGCGCAAGACCTTATCTTAAAAGGTTAGTAGGACTAACTGGTACACCCGCTCCAAATGGACTTATTGATCTGTGGCCTCAAATATATCTTATGGATAGAGGCGAGCGCCTTGAAAAGACAATATCCAGATATAGAGAAAGGTATTTTCGGCCAGGTCAAACGAATGGTCATGTCGTATATTCATACGATTTGATGAGTGGCTCAGAATATCTAATACATAAGAAAATAGAGGATATTTGCATAAGCATGAAAGCCGATGATTATCTTGAAATGCCATTTAGGACAGATAACTATATAAAGCTTAGAATGCCTGAAGCTCTAAAGAAGCAATATGATGACTTTGAAAAGAATAAAGTGCTTGACTTAATAAGCGCTACTGAAACGGTTGAGCAAGAAGACGAAAATGGCAATTCAGTATTTGTTAAAAAGCCTGTGGAAGTAAACGTAGTCAATGCCGCTGCCCTTTCAAATAAATTACTTCAATTTGCTAATGGAGCTATATATGATGAAGAAAGAAATGTGTTTCCAATTCATGATATTAAGCTTGAAGCTCTTAAGGAGATAATTGAAGATGCAAATGGCCAATCTGTGCTTGTAGCATGGACCTATCAATTCGATAGGGATAGAATCGTGGAATATCTTAAAAAATATAAGCCAAGAGAGCTTAAAAACAATAAAGATATTGAAGACTGGAATACTGGTAAAATACAAGTTATGTTAGCGCATCCAGCATCAGCAGGCCATGGGCTTAATCTTCAAGCAGGAGGTAGCATAATAGTTTGGTTTGGGCAAACATGGAGTCTTGAATTATATCAGCAGTTTAATGCTCGATTATATCGACAAGGACAGCAAAATCATGTTGTTATAAATCACTTGATATTGCAAGGCACTCATGATGAAGATGTAATCAGAGCACTTAAAGCAAAAGATAAAAAGCAAAATGCCTTAATGGATAGCATAAAAGCAAAAATTGACAAATATAAAAAATTTATGTAATATGGGACGTAATGGAAAGCAAGCTCCGGTATTTCCGAAAATGGTAAAATTTGTTAACGATAATGTTGGCAAAGTAATAAGTTCAAAAGAAATTCTGCTTGGTAAAGAGCCAGGTAGAAACTCAGAAACCGCATATCTTTATAAGTTTGTAAAGCTTGGATATGTAGAACCTGTAGGCAATAATAGCTTTGTGAAAGACAAAACAGCAAGTTTTAAGGTGATAAGAGAATTTCCTAAGCATTACAACTCTGTTATGTTTATGGATGAGCTGAGAGTGGCAAATGGGTATATACCAGATAATCGTAAACGTAAAGTATATTGATATGAAAGCAACAGATGTACAAATAGGTGGTAACCATTATAAAGATATGGCTATGCAACCAATAGAGCTTATAACTGCTTTAAGATGCTCTTTTATACAAGGATGCATTATAAAATATATTAGTAGGTATAAAGCTAAAAATGGAGCGCAGGATATAAAGAAATGTATTCATTATGCTCAATTAGCTATTCAGTTAGGAGATAAAAGAAGATGCAATGATAAAGCTCTCTCTCTTAACATAAATAAGTTTATTATTAAAAATAAACTAACGGTACTTCAGCGGAGAATTATTACTCAAACTGCGTATAATAACTATGAGCAAGTTATTCAATTTTGCAAAGAATTACTGCAAATAGAATATCCAGAAGAGCAATAAAATCTGGCCAAGTTAAGAAGTGTTAAGTGAGTGCATTTTATAATGAAAAAATTTTCTATTCTCGGAGAAAATTAGTATATTCGCATATCTAAATAAAGATAATAAAATGGACAAGAAAAGAACATTTCAGCAAATAGCCAGAGATATAAAGTCAACTTGGATGAATGTATACTTTGGGGCAGTGCCTTATCTTGAGGCATTATTAACACTTGATACAACAGACCCAGAAGCTCTATATGGAATTGGGACGGCTGGAGATATTACAAGATACTTCTTAGCCAATGCTCAAACATTTAGAGGAGCAGATGCAAGAAGATTAAAAGAAGAACTTAAAACTTTAATAAACAATGGCTAACATCTTAGAACAAGCGAACAAAATCGTAAATGAGCGCTCAGAGGAAAAAGAGCGTCAATACGGGCCGTTTCAGGCATCAATGGAAAGAGCAGCAGCTCTCTATAATTTGATGTCGCCTAAAGACAAGCAAATAACAACTGCTGGTATGTATAGAGCTATGATAGCTCTTAAGTTATCACGTGAGGCTTATGCGCACAAAGAGGATAATCTTCTTGACGCAGTAGCTTACATGGGTTCTATGAATGACTATCTGGAAGAGCATAAAGATATTTTTAATGACAAATAATTATGAAGCAGTTTATTAAAATTTTTTAATAGGTTTATGCCTTGCACCTATAGCAATAGTGATAGCATGTGTAATGATTTCGCCTATATTTATTATGATGTATGTGCATAGCGAATGTATACAAGGCTACTACTGTTAGTATATATGGCTTTATTATTTGCCGCCATTGTGTCGACTATTAACAAACTATCAAAAAAAATAATAAAGAACTTAGAGATAAAATTAAAAATAATTATGGCAAAAGTTTATAACACAACAGACCTCAGACCAGACCAGGCGTTTGAGCGTCATGTATTCCACAGAGACCAGTTTGCGCATTATTTGCGTTGGACTCACATTTTGAAAGAAGCCAAGATAGGTGAATCTATCGTTGATTTTGGCTGCGGGACTGCTAATTTACTTGAGGTGTTATACCGAAACAAATTTAAGCAGAAAGAGTATATTGGTATTGATATTCGCGAAAAAACAATTCAACAAGCTGTTGAAAAGTATGCAGATGTACCTTGGGCTCATTTTTATGTAGCAGACCTTGTTAAAAATTATATGGATTTTGGCCAATTTAATGCTGATAAGGTTTGTGCATTTGAAGTGCTTGAGCACGTAGGCAAACAAAATGCTCATAAGTTCCTTGAGAACTTTAAGGCCTGTGGTAATAACAATGCTACTTATTACCTTTCAACTCCGAACTACGATCCATCTGTAGGAGCGGCTGGTAATCATACTTATGATTCTGGTGATGGGCGTGGGGTTGACGTACAAGAGTTTGACCATTGGGAACTTGAAGGCATATTGAAATGTCACTTTGATATTGTAAAGAAGTTCGGTACATTTGCTTCGGCTAAAGACTATAAGCCACTGATGAATGATTGGCAGCAGAAAATGTTTGATGCTCTTAAAGAGTATTATGACTCAAACCTCATTGCCAATATCATGGCTCCTATGTTCCCGGATGCTTCACGTAATACTCTTTGGGTATTAAAGCGTAAGCCTGGAGATGTAAAAGTTGCTCCTAAAGCCACTGAGCAACCAATTTTATTCGATGACGATTTAATGTAACAGATATGAAGATAAAAGAAGCTTTATTCAAACTCAATGACTTTTGCAATGCAAATAGAATTGAGTGTATGGTAACAGGTACAACTGCTCTGGCTATGCTCGGAGTTCCGTCTAATCCACAGGATATAGATATAAAGGTGTTTCATCTGAAAGAAGAGCAGGAAGCAAAGTTAAAAGAACTTCAATTCCTGTCTGGCCTTGAGAATGAAAACTATGAAGAAGGCAAGTGTTACTCATTTGTAATTGGTGGAATCAAGATAAATGCTATCATTGACAAGACCGAAAGTTATGATGAGATTATATCCAAAGAGGTAGTATTGGATATAATTGACGAGTCTCATGCAAAACATCATCTTATAGGTGTTCAGCTAGTAGTTCTCGCCTTAAAAGATAAGATGAAGCTCAGAAGAGATAAAGACAAAACATATATGTTGAACTTAATTGCTAATTTGACGTCATTATGAAAAGTTTAATTTCAGTAACTCCAAGAGAGTTTAAGCGCAACTTCAATGAAGTAATGGGAATGTGCACAGATATGTGCATGACAACCAATCAGGAGACTATTATCACTGTTCCGAGCAGAAAGTCAAATACTTATGCAGAAATAGCTAAGCTCGTTCCTGTAGAAAATGGCAGAGGTATTAAGTATGAGTATAACAAAGAACTTATGGATAAGCATGGCATTAACACTTCTAATCCTAAGCTTTCAAAAATTGGAGCTATCATGGCTGACGCTTTTGAAAAAGAAGGAGTTTACAGCCTTATAAGTCCAGAAGTTGAAAATAGACTTGCTAGAGCCGTAGAAACAGCAGCTAAGGAACTTGTTAAAATAGTGTAGTTATGAAGTTTGCAAAAATAAGAAATGTAAAGTCTCCTGTTCGTGGGACTGGTAAAGCAGCAGGAATTGATTTTTTCATTCCTAACTTTGGAAATAACAAAGGCTTTATCGTAAATCCAGGAACTGATGTTTTGATACCATCAGGTATTAAGATGGAAATTCCAGAAGGATATATGCTTATGGCAGCCGATAAATCAGGAGTTGTAACTTCTAAATGGGCTTGCCTTGGAGCTGGTAGAACACCGAAAGCAGAAGCATTTGAAAGCATCGTTATCCTCGGAGCTAAGATTGTAGATGAAGATTACCAAGGTGAAATTCATATACATGTTGTTAATGTCGGCAAAGCCAAGGTCCACATTAAGCCAGGTATGAAAATAGCACAATTTATTCTTGTGCCTGTATCGTATGAAGGCCTTGAAGAAGTTTCTGAGTCAGAGCTTTTCAGCCGTTCATCCGAGCGTGGTGATGGAGCACTCGGGTCTACTGGGTCATACTAAGGATTGATTTTCACATTATTCTCGCGCGCAATATCGCGCTTTAAGTACATAAATGATTGAATAATAATGGAATAATAGGCATGCTCTAGAGCGCGCGAGAATATATAAATTTTAAGCAGTAATGAAAAAGAAAGCAGTAGAAATACCAGAGGTCGTTTATACAGACCAGTTTCTCAGATTTGTGGCAGTTTATGCTAACAAATTTAGAGTAACAAATGGTTATGGGAGATGGCTTGCTGAATATAAGCGAATGGATGAGCAAGGTATGTTTAAGCCTGAAAAGTTGAGAGAATTATATATCAAAATACTAGATGGCCCAAATACCTTATCATACATATGCTGGGATGCCGTACATTATATTTGTGTACAAGCCCTTGATGCTACCAAAGCTTTTGTGTCAGCCAATTCATTTGAAATAAGAGTTATAACTGGCGAAATTGCAGTGAATGATGATTACGAAGAGCTTACAAGCTTATCTATGGAAGAAGCAATAAGTATTTGCAATGCCATGAATGAGGAAGCTGAAGAGTTGTTGTTTAGAGTTTATAACAGTAATACTAATAAGTTGATAGCATGACAGACAAAGAAAAAATAGCAGATGCTGCGAATAATGTGGAGAATAAATATATAAAAAATATACCTGAAAACTTTTGGTTTCTCAGATTTTTAGACCAATATATGCAAGGTCATAAAGGCTTTATAGCTGGCGGTTGTTTTAAGAACATTCTCTCAAGAGAAAAAGTGAAAGATGTAGATATTTTCTTTCACAATCAATCTGATTTTGATGAGGCTGTTGCACACTTTAATAGCTTAGTTGAAGAGGGCACATGGACTTTTAAATATAGAAATAACAAGGCTTGTGCCTTTCAAGAAAAAGGCAGTTCTATGTGGGTAGAACTTATTGAATCAGTATTTGGAACGCCTGAAGATATTCTGAATAATTTCGACTTTACCATTACTAAGTTTGCATATTACAAGGAGATAGTTCCTGATAATGTGACTAGTATGCCCGCTGATGAGAGTGAAGATTTTCCTTTTGATGACAGCGATGATAAATGGCATTGGGAATATATGCTACTATATCATAGAGATTTTTTTTGAGCACTTGCATCAAAAGCGCTTAGTACTAGACAACAAAATTCCTTTTCCAATATCTACTTGGGAGCGCTCATACCGGTATAAGGGTTATGGCTATAACCTCTGTAGAGAATCAAAGAAAAAGTTACTTGACGCTATTAGAAATACAACACCTAAAGATGATGAGTTATCGATGTATAATATAGGAGGATGGGATTAGTATGGGAAAAATGCAATATGGAGTATTTGACTCAGTAGGTAAATTACTAAGATACTTTAATACCTACAAACAGGCTGAGACTTTTAAAATATCTCAGCAAAGATACGATTGGAGTGTTAAACAAATTTGGGTAAAATAGTTATGAATATAGCTTATAAAAATGCAACAGAAGCCTTTGAGGATTTATATGGTTTTATAATGGGCCAAGGAGTAAATACTAATGTTGGAACAAAAGCTGTTTACAATGTTGGTTTTTATTTACTTAATCCTCAGCAACGCGTCATAACAACAGAATGGCGTAAATTCAGCGAACGATATGCAGAGCGCGAATATGCCTGGTATATGTCTGGAGATAGGAGTGTAGCTGAAATTAAAAAGCATGCTCCTATGTGGGATAAAATGCATGGTGGAGATAACATTGTCAATTCTAATTATGGATGGCAGTGGACTCGCAATCACCAATTGGCAAAGTGCATTGAACAGCTTAAAGAGAATAAAGATACTCGTCAAGCTTGGTTTACTATATTTGATGGTAAAGAAAAAGATGACTATAAATATGATACACCTTGTACGCTATCAGTCGGATTTGATATTAAGCCTCAAATAGGAACTCTTGATATGTGTGTAACTATGCGAAGCAATGATTTGGTTTATGGCTTTTGCAATGACCAGTATTGTTGGACAAAGCTTCAACAATTAGTTGCGGATGAGCTCGGTGTGCCAATAGGCACTTATTACCATTTTGCTCATGATTTGCATATATATAAGAGACACTTTGATATGCAAGAAAAGTATTATAAACAACAACTTAAAAACTTATAAAAATGAAGCTGGAAGATTTGAAAGTTATTGATATTATTCAAATGCCTCAGTTTGAAAAGCATATTGAGGCTTTGATTAAGGACTCGTACTTAACTCGTACGAAGATTATGAATGAACATCCAGGTGTTCAATTCAAAAGAGGCCCCATTGAAAGATTGCAGGAGAAAAAGGTATTTGGACCTAAAGCTCTTGCTGCTCTTTACGCGAAAGTAGTCGATAGGACTATAAATACAAGCGAATATCCTTCTACACTTAGAACTTTTATTAAAGGAATAGGTGATAAAGCTTTTCATAGGACTTATGTTGAATTAAAGCAAGCAGAAGATGAACAATCCAATAAGGGAGATAATAAAGAGTAATCTGCAGAAACTGAGCAAAGATGAGTTAGTTGATGCATTGGCTGATGTTTATATGGCATGCCTTCCGTTTAGCATAATAAGCCCATTGAGCTGTATACAAGAAATAAAAAGCCCAATAAAAGAAGCTATAAACCAGCAGGCAAATATACAGTGCATAAATGCACAATTTGCAGAAATAAAACA